CACCTGTTGCTGCTGCATCTGCTGTATTTCTTGTGTATCCTTTCGGACAAGGTTCGTTCTCTGATGCGATGCCTTTGGGTATCAGCGGAACTTTCAACTACATGCTTGTGTTCCAGGCAGAACACAACATCCTGATGCACCCCTTCCATATGCTTGGAGTTGCTGGTGTCTTCGGTGGTTCTCTGTTCAGTGCTATGCACGGTTCTCTGGTTACTTCTTCACTGGTTCGTGAAACCACTGAGAATGAATCGCAGAACTATGGTTACAAGTTCGGACAAGAAGAAGAGACTTATAACATCGTTGCGGCTCATGGTTACTTTGGACGCCTTATTTTCCAATATGCTTCCTTTAATAACTCACGTTCGCTGCACTTCTTCCTTGCTGCCTGGCCCGTTGTTGGCATCTGGTTCACTGCTCTTGGTGTTTCCACGATGGCTTTTAACCTTAACGGATTTAATTTCAACCAGTCTATTACTGATAGTCAGAACCGTGTAATTCCTACTTGGGCTGATATTCTTAATCGTGGTGGACTTGGTATGGAGGTAATGCATGAGCGTTTTGTATAAGCATGGCGCTCTTTAAATCGGATGAATTGCTGGAACTCTCTCGTAGATAATCAGCAGCCAAGCCCCAGACGCTTCTGGGGAAGGTTCAGAGACTAGGTGGTTTCTCAAGCGTGAGATGTAATACACCATTAGCGTCCGACACCAGAAATGGTGATGATATAGTCCTTGCCCCTGGCGACAGTGGGATTTCAAGAATGCTCACAACTTTCCTTTGGATTTAGCATCAGTTGAAGCAACTCCCGTTGCCTTGACTGCTCCAACCATCGGATGATATAAAATCCAAAAATAAATAAAGGAGTTCCAAAAGGACTCCTTTTTTTATGGACTTCTTTCTTATTCTCATGTTCTTCCAACTCTTTGGAATCTTCATGTTTATAATGTCTATTACCCAATACTTATGAGAAATAAATACTAATAAGTCGCAAGTACTTATGGATATTCTCCAGTCGCCTCAAGATTACTTGTTCAATTTGCAGACAACAAGTTCATCCGAAGCAAAACGATTATGGAGAAAACAGATAAAAGAAAGTTGGAATTGTAAATGTGCTTACTGCAACTCTGAAGAAAATCTAACATTAGATCATGTTGTTCCTCAATCAAAAGGTGGTTTAGACATTACAAGAAATGTAGTTGCCTGTTGCCATTCTTGTAATCAATCTAAAGGACATGAATATTGGAAGTTGTGGTATGTTCAACAAGACTTCTATGATGAAGATAGATTGGATAAAATAGAAGACTGGATGAAACCGCCAAAACCTACAAATCTTTATAGTTATCGTCCAAGAAGAAATAATGCATCATGATAAGTTCAACAACTCCATATAAACTCGCAGAAATTATTAGGGATACTTGGCCTCAACTTTACAGACCGATGAAAAAAGAGTATAATAATACGACACTACAAAAATCCAATGACGAAAGGAAGCAATGATATGTTAGGGCAACTTGCAATTGCCCTTGAAAAACTTGGATGGGATCCTAATGATGAGATTGTAGTTCAGGTTGGTGGCGTTTCCGCAACTGGAACTCAAACAGTTGCAACATCAAATCCAAAGTGGTCCAAACCTTTTGGTACTCTTACCTATCAGAATGATGCCTTTATTGTCATCAAAAATGTCAATCGCAATCCAGTAGTTCCTTCACAATCTAAAAATGAGTGATAGTCTAAAACATTTTGAAAGAACTTCAGATGCTCTTTATGATAAGCATCAATATAAATTTGTTTACAGTAACGGACAATCGGTTATCTTTGATAGTTATGAAGAAGCACAATTAGAATGGATGAAAGTTCCTGAACAATTTCTTGGACATATTGAAGTATTGGATAAGAAAACCAGAAAGGGTTTTGGATAAATACTTCATAAGAATCTTTAATTTCAATGTCTGCAATTAATATAAACCTAGTATTAGAACAAGGGACTGATTATTCTGTAGACTTTACCATTACTAATGAAGATGGTACACCATTGAATTTAACTGGATATGGTTCTTCATGTGTAATGAGAAAACATTATGGTGCTACAACATCTTATCCATTTAGTGTTTCTTTTGTAAATAGACTCACTGGACAAATTCGTATTTCAATGGGCAGTTCAACAAGTGCTGCAGCTTCTGATGGAAGATATGTATATGATATAGTACTGACAGATCCAAATAGTCTAAAATCAAGACCTATTCAAGGAAATATTTTAGTTAATCCTGGAGTAACTCTATGACTAACTACAATGTAACAGTATCAAGTAATCGAAAAAGTGTAAGTTTAGGTGCTCCAACTCAGTATGGACTTGGAGTTAACTATCAAATTCCTTCCAAGGCAATTCAATATACTAATCTTTTATTAGATTTATCTCCTGGATTTAACGGAATTGGTAAAACATTTTCTTTATATGATAGTGGTAACGCCTATACACCTATCAATACCCAGCAAATTTTAGTTGGTAAGAATCATTTATTTCTCGAACCAATTCAAGATTATGTGGTTGCAGGAAGTTCAATTATTTTTACAAATCCTCCCCAGTCAACTGATGATATTTTCGTAATTGCTCTTGTTACAACTGCCGATTTAACAAGAACTATTAACTTTATTGTAGATAGTGGAAATTTTGATATGTCATCAGGGACAAAAGGAAGTTTAACAATTGATGTGAGTGGTATTATAGATTCTTGGAAAATACTTTCGGATCAAGTAGGAAATGTTCAGGTTGATATTAAAAAAGCAGATTATACGACATACCCAACATTTACATCAATTGTGACTGATGGAATAACATACCCACAAATTACAAATAATAATAAAGCTTTTAGTGATGTTTTGACTGGTTGGGATGTTGCAGTTAGAGCAGGTGATATTTTGAGATTTGATGTGAATTATTCAAATGGAATTAATAGATTTCTAATTGCATTGAAACTAAAACTCTAATAAATAAACTTAGTTACCAAGGTTAGACGGAGACTTTTAAATGGCACTTTTAGTACCTGCTATTGGTGAGGACGATTCCCTAAGATATCTTCTTGGCGCAAACACTCATGTGCCTAATCTTTCTGATACTTCACCTAGAAATTTAGTTTTAAAACTTTTTTCATCAAATACTGTTCCTGCTGATGCTGATGTACCCAGCAGAGTTGCATATTATGAACCATATTTAGGCGGAACAAACGCAGCATCTTGTGGTTATGGAACCACTGCTGTAACAGGATATCCTTTAGTTGCAAATAATAGAGCAGATCAAGATTATTCAAATACTTATGGTATTCTTCTGAACGGTTCACGTTGGCAGATTATTAAATCTGGTGGCACTGGACTTGGAGCAACAACGACGACAGCAACATATCCAGAACAAACCTTTACATTTACTGGAACAACTTCTGGTAACACAAACGCAGATTATATCTACGGTTTTTATCTTGCAAGAGCACAGAATCTCCCTGTTGGTATTCTTGGTGTTGCTGATGCTGCAACTGTTGGTATTGGTACTACCATTGTTAAAGGAACGACAGCAAACCCAACAATTGGTATCGTTGGAAACAGCTACTTCACTGTTGATGCAGGTGTAACAATTGATGACGTTACAATTGGCATGGGTGTTACTCACGTTGCAATTACTGGACAAACAGTTGGTATTGCAACTACTGCTAAAGTTGTAGGTTTGGATAGATTAAACAAGGTTGTTTATCTTGATTCTCCTCTGATTGCTAACATTCAGGTTGCTACTGGTTGTACAGTTGCCTTTAACTATTCTAAAGTTAGCACAGGTTCTTCCGCTCATAGATTGGTTGCTGGAGACGTTCTTTATATTCAAGGAAATGGTACAGGCATTAGTTCTGCAACATATACTGTGTTTAGTGTACCTAACCAAAATGAATTCTATACAACTCCTTCTATCAGAGGAACGGGAACTGCAACTCTGTTAAATAGTATATTCTACGCTGAAAGATTTACAAACGGTCCTTACAGAATTCAAAACCCTGGAGATCAAATTAAAGTAACTCTGAACGTAACTCTTGAGTGATATCAAATAATTATCATTAGTTTTTTGAGGGATTGCTTAATACTAAGCAGTCCCTTTTTACTAAAACTCATAGGTTAAAAATAATGGTTGATTCTTTCGACAATTATGGATGCATTGATAGTTCCCCCACAGAAATTATTGACTGTGGGGGAATTTGGTGTGTCTTTTTTTGTTTAGAAGATCTGGGAACAATTAACTTCTTTAATACATTTTCTTATACTTCTGATGGAGAATGTGATTTCTTCAAAGTATCTGGAGAATCTAAAACAATCTATATTAAAAAAGAATTTGTTCCTTATTTGAATTTAAATGATTTTGATATTATTTTCTGTGGAATCGTTTTAAGATGGATTGGATTTGGAACTGCATTTGAAATTAGTAATGGAATTGAAAGAATAGTATCTCCGTACTTAGCTTCGGGTACAGTACGATGAGCATATTCTCTTATCCCGATCCAATAGTAAATTATAATTATGGCACTATCACTAGTGCGCCTAATGAATCATCTGATGATTATGGACTTGGATTTGTTACTGCGAGTGTAACAGATTTCATAGATAATGGACTTCTTAATATACCAACAAATACTTTTGGCACAGTACTATTAAGTTCTTCCTCTACACCAAAACTTAATAGCAGTTACAATAGTAATTCAATTAATCTTTTAGAGACTCCATATGATAATGGAATTGTCTCTACAATAGTATATCAAGATTACGGAAAACTGTCTGATACAGTTAGTTATCTTGATTATGGAGCACTTACAGATCCTCTTAATCCTGGTTTATATACTGAGAATGGAGCAACACTTTTACCAGTAGATACTTATGAAGATTATGAATTTGTTACGCAAGTAACAACTGTTAATCCTGAAAATTATGGATTTATCTATATTAATGAAACTTTATATCCATATGGAACAGTAAGTATTGGTGGAAGTTCTTCTGTTCAAAAAGGATTATTAGTTCAGTATGCAGGTTCTGGAATCTTATCTGCTATTGGTGGTGCAGCAGAAGTCATTACGGATTCTTACAATAAGGATTCTATCTATTTTGAACCAGCTTCTTCAGTAGATAACTATGGATTAACTATAGATGCGGCAACAGAGTTTGATGATTATGAATTAATCACTTCTACTGTCGATACCTTCATTGAGTTTGGATTAGTATCAAACCCAATACCACCTTACGGAACTTCAAGATTCACTGGAACTGCTCAAGAAAGATTCATACCTGCATCGTATGTTGGTTCGGGTTCTGTTGTCGAATCAATTGGAACCAAGATTGAATCTTCTGTAGAATCATATAACATTGATTCCATACTCTATGGCGCAGCACCAGATGATTATGGAACTGTCAATACATCTGCAACTGTAATTGACAACTTTGGAACCATCACGATTCCAGTTACTGAAGCATTTGATTATCGTTATATTTACAATGCTGCAGGAGTAAATGTATATCCTTATGGAACGATTCAAGTTTCTGGTATTTCATCTACACTAATAATACAAGTTGGAACTCAATTTGGTTCTGGAACCTTAAGTGCTATTGGTGGCGCAGCAGAAGTCTATGGACCTAATCCTCCAGAAGATATTGTTCTCTTTACGGTTACTGGAACTGCTCAAGAAAGATTTATACCTGCATCGTATGTTG